GATTGGAAACACTATAGAAATTGTATACTATTAACCCAACACAACGAGTTAAAACAACTCAATACCAAAATACACAAAATAATCGAACTATAATTTGGATCTCAAATAATCAGTTTGTATATTCATGTCGAAATTTTTAAAAAACAGTTATAATTATGGATTTAAGCAAAATCAAAAATCGCTTGGACAATCTAAATCAGACCTCCAAGCCCAAAAACTCAGAAAAAAAGGATTATACATTAATCTATTGGAAACCCAAAGCAGAAGGAAAATTCCAAATCAGGTTTGTACCTTCGAAACTCAACAAAGACAACCCATTTCAGGAAATTTTCATGCATTATGGCATTGGAAAATTCCCAATAGTGGCATTAACAAACTGGGGAGAAAACGANCCAGTAGTTGAATTTTCTAAAAAACTAAGAACATCATCTGACTCTGAAAATTGGAGACTAGCNAAACAACTAGATCCTAAAATGAGAGTATTCGCTCCTGTTATTGTTAGAGGAGAAGAAGAAAAAGGTGTTAGGTTATTCGAATTTAGTAAAACACTATACATGGAATTATTATCAGTTGCTGATGATGAGGATTACGGTGACTTTACAGACATTAATCAAGGATTTGACTTTGTAGTAACAGCTACTAAAGTACAAGACAGACCTGGATTTGGATTAAGTCTAAGACCAAAACCAAAACAAACACCAATTAGTGAAGATGCTGATCAAGTAAAAACATGGTTAGAAAACCAACCAATTTTACTAGAAGAAAGATTCAAGTACACTTACGATAAACTAAAAGAAGAATTACAAACATTCATATCTGGAGGTGAAGAAACAGAAGGTTCAATTACATCAGAACCAGCTGTAGCATTTGAAGCAGAAACACCAGCTAAAGAAGAAAAGAAATTNACATTATCCACCCAAGGTACACCTAAGAAAGCAAAATCAGAGGAATTTGATTCATTGTTTGANGATGATTTACCATTTTAATTAGTAGTANATGGCTAGAGTTAAAAAATCACTATCGGAGGCAGTCTCCAAAGAAATAAAATCCAAGTTTGATTTAAGTTCCTTTAAAGAAAAGAAGGGACTTAAACAAAATGTCAAGTTTAAAGACCAAGAATGGATTCCACTATCATCTGCATTTCAAGATGTTACATCAATACCTGGTATTCCTACAGGACATATTGTCTTACTTAGAGGACATTCTGATACAGGTAAAACTACAGCATTATTAGAAGCAGCTGTATCAGCTCAAAAGAGAGGTATACTACCTGTTTTCATCATCACAGAGATGAAATGGAACTGGGAACATGCTAAACAAATGGGTTTACAATTTAATGAAGTAGTAGATGAAAAAACTGGAGAAATTGTTAATTTTGAAGGTGAATTTATTTATGCTGACAGAGAAACTATCCATAGTATAGAAGATGTTGCTGGATTTATTTTAGATTTAATGGATGAACAAAAGAGAGGTAACTTACCATATGATTTATTATTCTTATGGGATTCAATAGGGTCAGTTCCTTGTGAATTATCTATTAAATCAAACAAAAACAACAATGAATGGAATGCGGGTGCTATGTCTACTCAATTTGGTAATAGTGTTAATCAAAGAATTACATTATCAAGAAAAGAATCATCAGCATATACTAATACATTAGTTTGTATTAATAAAGTATGGACAGCAAAAGCAGAATCACCTATGGGTAAACCCAAGTTAATGAACAAAGGCGGATTTGCTATGTGGTTTGATTCTACATTCGTAGTTACATTTGGTAATATTTCAAATGCTGGTACATCTAAGATTAAAGCAATCAAAGATGGTAAGCAAGTAGAATTTGCTAAAAGAGTTAACCTACAAATTGATAAAAACCATATTAATGGAGTTACTACAAGAGGTAAAATTGTAATGACACCACATGGATTTATCAATGACGATGATAAGGAACTTAAAACCTATAAAGATCAAAATGCTAAAGCATGGAAAGATATTTTAGGTGGAACAGATTTTACAATCGTAGAAGAAGAACAAGCGTATAACGATATTACAACGTATACAGACGAACCTCAATAAAATTATGGATAAAAAACAATTACTTAATCTCCTGAATGATACTCAAGAGAATGATAACACCCTGCAAGAAGGCAAGCGAATATTGCTTATAGATGGTCTAAACCTATTTTTTAGAAATTTCGCCATTATGAATATGGTTAATCCTGATGGGATTCATATAGGGGGATTAGGTGGTTTTTTTCGTTCATTAGGAGCTATGATCCGTCAAACACAACCTGACCAAGTTTATGTTGTATTTGATGGAGCAGGTTCTACTATAGGTAGAAAAAATTTATTACCTGAATATAAATCAGGTAGAAATGAGCAACGAGTTACAAATTGGGAAATATTTGATGATTTAAATGATGAACATGATTCTAAAGTAGATCAAATAGTTAGAGTAATACATTACCTAAAAACACTACCAGTTAAAACATTAATATTAGATAAAGTAGAAGCGGATGATATCATCGCTTATTTGTGTGATAAATTACCAAATCACCAGGACGATAAACTATTCATAGTATCTAGCGATAAGGATTTTCTACAGCTAGTAAACAAAAATGTTATAGTTTATAGACCAATGGAGAAAAAATATTATACTGAAGATTTAATAAAAGAAAAGTATAATATGCCTGCTCAAAACTTTATACTACATAAAACCCTATTAGGAGATAATTCTGATAAAATCAAAGGTGTTAAGGGTTTAGGTGAAAAAGGTTTAATGAAAAAATTCCCTGAATTATCTGAAGGAGTTATGTCATTTGATGACATATTAGACATATGTGAGAAAAAATATAAAGACCATGTTGTATATGCTCGTATTATACAAAGTGTAGAAGATTTAGAAAAAAATTACACTGTAATGGATTTATCAAATCCTATGATTGGAGAAAATGATAAAAAATGGTTAGATGAAGTTGTCAAATCAGAAGAATTAAATTATATTCCAGAGCAATTCATAGCTCTTTATAACGAAGATAAACTAGGTGGAATGATTAGAAATCTAGATTACTGGTTAAAAGAGAATTTTGAAAAATTAGTTATAAATAAATAAAAGTTATATGACATTAAAATCAATCCAAGAATATGGCCCTAAGTTTCAGGTCAAGGTTCTATCATCCTTATTAACACATAAAGAATTTTTAGTAAACATTTATGATATATTAAATGAGGAAGATTTTAACAATCAAGCACATAGATGGATTGTAAAAGAAATAATTAAATACTACGACAAATATCATACGGTACCTTCATTAGATATTTTAAAGGTAGAAGTTAAAAAGGTAGAAAATGAGGTATTACAAATATCTATAAAAGAGCAATTAAGAGAAGCATATATNGCTTCAGATGAAGATTTAAAATATGTTCAAGAGGAATTTACAGGTTTTTGTAAAAANCAACAATTAAAAAAAGCATTACTATCATCTGTAGATTTACTTAAAGCTGGTGATTATGATTCTATTAAAATAATGGTTGAAGAAGCATTAAAAGCAGGTGCTGATAAAACATAGGACATGAATATAATTTAGATATTGAAACTAGATATAGAGAAGACAGTAGGAATCCAGTTGCTACACCTTGGCCTAAAATAAATGAATTATTACAAGGTGGATTAGGACAGGGTGATTTTGGTTTAATATTTGGTAATCCCGGAGGAGGTAAATCTTGGTCATTAGTAGCATTAGGAGGACATGCTGTAAGAATGGGTTACAACGTTTTACATTATACTTTAGAATTAGGTGAAGATTATGTAGGTAGAAGATATGATTCATTTTTCACTAAAATACCAGTTAATCATATTACTTCACATCAAGATCAAGTAAAAGAAGTTATTCCACAAATACCAGGAAAATTAGTTATTAAAGAGTTCCCAATGGGAAAAGCCACAATTCACACAGTAGAATCGCATATCAGAAAATGTACTGATTTAGAAATCAAACCAGATCTTGTAATAATAGATTATGTTGATCTTCTTTCATCAAGAAGAAAGAATGTTGACCGTAAGTATGAAATTGATGATATTTATACAAGCACAAAAGGTCTTGCTCGTGAGCTAAACGTACCAATTTGGTCGGTTTCACAAGTTAATAGAGCGGGTGCAAAGGACGATGTCATAGAAGGGGACAAAGCAGCAGGATCTTATGATAAGATTATGATAACTGATTTTTGTCTTTCGTTGTCTAGGAAGGCAAAGGATAAAGTAAATGGCACTGGAAGGTTTCATGTAATGAAAAACAGATACGGAATGGATGGTTTAACATATGGAGTAAAAGCAGACACATCAACAGGACATTTTGAAGTCCATGATTATGATGAAGAAAGCGAATTAGAAGCCCCTTCAAGACCAGTTAATCCAAATTCAAATTTAGATCATTTTGATCTTAAAAAGTTAAATCAGGAATTTAATTCCTAAAATTAAATAAATTATGGCTAAAACAAATTTACTCCAAGAAAGGATAGTATATAAACCTTTCGAATACCAAGAAGCTGCTGATTACTGGCTTAAACAACAACAAGCACATTGGTTACATACAGAAGTTCCAATGATGTCAGATGTTAATGATTGGAAACAAAATCTATCAGAAACAGAAAAAAATATTATAGGATCAATATTAAAAGGTTTTGCTCAAACTGAAACAGTTGTAAATGATTATTGGAGTGGGTTAGTTACAAAATGGTTTAGAAAACCAGAAGTTATAATGATGGCTACAACATTTGGAGCATTTGAAACAATACATGCAGAAGCTTATTCTTTATTAAATGAAACATTAGGTTTAGAAAATTTTGATGAATTTTTAGAAGATGAAGCTACAATGGCTAAAATAGAAAATTTAACTACTATTAGAGATAGTTTTAATGGGGAAAAAGATGTACATGAAATAGCAAAATCATTAGCTATATTTTCAGCATTTACCGAAGGTGTAAATTTATTTTCTTCATTTGCAGTTTTACTTTCATTTAAAATGAGAAATAAACTTAAAGGTGTAGGTCAAATAGTAGANTGGAGTATTAGAGATGAATCCTTACATTCAGAAGCTGGATGTTGGTTATTTAGAACATTAATAGCTGAAAACCCAAAATTAAAAACCCCAGAATTAGAAGCAGCAATAAATGAAGCAGCTTTANTATCATTACAATTAGAACTTGATTTTATAGAAAAAGTATATGAGTTAGGTGATTTAGAGGGATGTTCAAAATATGATTTAATTAATTTTATTAAAAATAGGGTTAATACAAAATTAGGAGATTTAGGATACAATCCTATAATAGGAGATATAGACATGACAGCTGTAGCTAACATGAAATGGTTTGATGCCTTAAGTGCAGGAAAACAACACACAGATTTCTTTGCAGCTCGAGTAACAAATTATGCAAAAGGTACTAAAGACTGGGATGCAGCAACATTATTTTAAGATATGGATAACAATTTAATAGCAGACACAACAAATTGGGAAAAGGGTAAAGATTATCCTGAATGGATGAATGAAGTAGCATTATCTACTATTTCTAAAGGATATTTACTACCTGGAGAAACACCTAAAAAAGCATACAGAAGAGTATCAGGTGCAATAGCTTCAAAATTAAACAGACCAGATTTAGAAAGTAAATTTTTTAAGTANATTTGGAATGGTTGGATAGGATTAGCATCACCTGTTTTATCTAATACAGGAACTGATAGAGGTTTACCTATTTCATGTTATGGTGTTGATACACCCGATTCAATTAGAGGTATAGGTTTAACAAATGCAGAACTAATGAAACTTACCTCAGCAGGAGGAGGAGTTGGTATTTCTTTATCAAGAATTAGAGAAAGAGGAGCATCTATAAAAGGAAATGGACAATCTGAAGGAGTAGTTCCCTGGGCTAAAATATATGATTCAACTATAATAGCTACTAACCAAGGTAGTGTGCGAAGAGGTGCTGCTAGTGTTAATCTAGACATTAATCACCCTGATATTAAGGAATATTTACAAATAAGACGACCAAAAGGTGACCCAAACAGACAATGTTTAAATTTACATCAATGTGTAGTTGTAGATGATGCTTTTATGAGAAAACTAAATGACAGAGACCAAGAGTCAATGGAATTATGGTTAGAAATTTTAAAAGCTAGAGTTGAAACCGGTGAACCTTACATAATGTTTAAAGATAATGTTAATAAGGATAACCCAATGGCTTATTTAATGAACAATTTAGATGTTTCAATGACTAATATTTGTTCAGAAATTACATTACATACAGATGAAGAACATAGCTTTATATGCTGTTTATCAAGTTTAAATTTAGCTAAATATGATGAGTGGAAAGATACAGATGTAGTAGAGACTGCTACATATTTTCTAGATGGTGTAATGCAAGAATTTATTGATAAAACTAGTGGTCAAGAATCAATGAAACGAACACACAGACATGCTGTTAAAGGAAGAGCATTAGGTTTAGGTGTAATGGGTTGGCATACATTTTTACAGAAAAAAGATTTACCATTCAATTCAATAGCATCTACAGCTTGGACACATACTATATTTTCTCAAATAAAATTAAAAGCTGAAGCAGCATCCAGACAATTAGCAGAAGAATATGGAGAACCTATTTGGTGTAAAGGTACAGGTATGAGAAATACTCATTTATTAGCAGTAGCACCTACAGTATCAAATTCTAGAATATC